CTTACGGTTGCGTCTTAACAACAGACCAAGTTGTTGTTTGCGCGTCACTGATATTTTGCCAGTTTGCGTTCTGGCTGTCATTGATGATTTCCCACAACAACCGTTGCGCCACAGCGTCTGCGCCCACAGCGTTATCGGTCAGAGCAGCGTAGAACACAGCTAGGGCAGCCACAGCATCGAGAGCATTTGCAGTTGCAACGGCGTCGGCGTTAAAGTCTGCCAGCGCAGAGGGGGTAGCAGTGCCGGAGGCAGTATCGGCTACGTTTACCGCAAACCCTTGTAGGGCGGAAGACGCATCTGTGATTGTGGCAACGTCGGATACAGAGACACCGTGCCCTTGGTTTGCTGATGGTGCGTCGGTTCCTGTAGCAGTAGCCTCTACATCTACGTTGTATAAAAGGCCACCAATCGCTGAATCAAGGATTGTTGCCAGAACATTAACTGCCGAAACAAAGTTGGACTGCGCCTCAACCGTATCAGTTGCAAGGAGAAAGTCTGCAACGTTGATGGCAAAATCGGCGGTGGCTGAGTCAGCGTCCGTCAACTTAGAAGCAGCTACTGCACCTGTTTGGAAGACGGCCAACACGTCAACTGTTGAGGAACCAGAAGCCGTGTCCTGAGTTAAAGCATTGAATATGCTAGCGGCTACCGTAGCAGTATCCGTTATAGCGGCAGAAACAGAAACCTCGGGCACAAGCGAAGCCAGCGCAGCCGCACTTTCTGTGGCTGCGCTTGACTCAATAATTGCACGATTGAATTCAACCCCGCCCCCTAAAGTGGCGAAGGGGGCTTGCGAAAATGTCGCGTACCCGAACATCGCCGAGCCTTATCAGGTAGCAGACAGGTTGAATGTGTAGGTCACGTTGAGGGTGTCACCACTCACAACAGAACGATCACCGGGGGCACTGAACTGAGAAGCAGAGAACAACACACCTGATGTACCGGTAGCAACAGAACACAAAAACGCTCCAGACACGGTGTAAGTTCCCAACATTGCAAACTGTGCGGCAGAACCAGAGTTACTGATGACAGAAGGATCGGCGGTTGTAGCACCACCAAAAGTCACCGCCTTGCGGTTACCGGTGTAGCCGGTAGATACAGGCACTTCGGTCCAACCTGCGTGGGAAGCCAGCGTATCACCAGCGGCAATTGTCGGGCTGGTGCCGGAAATCAAACCCAAGTACCAAGCAGCGGTGTAGCCGCTACCGGTGAAGTACTTGGTGTTCATGTCGTCAAGACCTTCGTTCACCACGAGGTTGTGTGATTGCTCTTCCCACTTCAGCTTGCCGTCTTTGTCAAAACATTGAAGGGTAAAAACGCCGCCGCCGTGCGCAGCCTCGCTGGGGCCAGCATTACGAACAACCGCACAAGAAACGGCGTCTGCTGATTTGGATTTTTCGATGGTAGGCATGATTGCTCCTATTAAGAAATGCGAATGATCGCCGCTGTGTTGGTGACAGCGGGAAACTGCACCGTGAAAGTTGTGGTTGATGTTTTGTCGCCGCCAAAGTCCAGTACGCAGACCGATGGGTTACCAGAACCCGACTTGTAGATCAGTGCACCACGGACAGTCAAAGCTGCGTTCCATGTGACGTTGGCGAACGACAAGTACACCGTGGCGTTGCCTGTTTGGTTACCGATTGTAGGTGTCTGCGTAACAGTAAGAGTTTCACCACCGGCGGTGTACCCGCTACCAGTAGCTTCGCCGTCAGTTGTGTACGCAGTTGTGTCTGGACCAATCGACGCTGCACCGGTGTACAGCGCGATCTTGAATGTGTCCACGTCGAAGTCAAAGTTGCCTTTTGGCAACCCGAGCTTGAAAGTGTTTGTTGCGCCTTGAGTAATCGCCATCAGGTCACCGCCTGTCTATACTGACCAGAACGGTATGCGTCCTGACGCTCCATACCATCGCCCAGACGTTTAGCCATCGCAAGTGCTTCTTGGTACTTGGTGTTGTACAACGCCACCATATCTTGCTCACCCTTCATGAAGGTGTATGCCTCAACCAACGAGCCGTACAACAGCACGCTATCAAAGTTGTCACCCAACCAAGTGCGTCCATCAGCGGCGGTGGTGATTGACTCAGGGTAATAGTAATAGTGCAGCTCAACGTTGTACGCGGCATCGGGGGTGGGGCCCAAGATGGCAGACAACTCGTCAGTGATGATCGGCGTCACATCGCTTGAAGTGGTTGGGCCAAACAAAGCGTAGTACCGTGGGATAGCCGTATCGGTTGGCTGTGGGTAAGCCTGACGAATGAAGTTCACATCTTTGTTCAACAAGTACTCGTACGCACCGGTGGCATCAATAACCGCCAAGGAATAGACGGCCAAGAAGTCACTTGGTAGCGACAAATACTTGTTGTTCGTGGTGGTAACACCTGTGACGTTCTTACGCAACGACGGAAACTGCACCGTGTTATAGATGCGTTGTTCCGCCTGCGTGATGAAAGTGTTGATCTGTGTCGTGGAGGACACAGCACTGCCATCAGCAAGATAAGTCTCTGGAAATTGGTTTTCCGTATAAGACTGGATCGCCGCGAAAAGTTCGTCGTAGGTCATTATTAAGCCATGGGTCCGCGAGCGTACAAGCCTTTAGTCGCAGCGCCTGTGCCACGAATCTTGATGCCCGAAGTTTTGGTGGGTTTGTAATCTTGGCTGCGTGTGTTGGCCACGGACACGTTAGCGTCCTTCATGGTCTTCTTTGCGGGTTCTTCACCCACCACAACAGTCTTGACCTTCTTGGGAGTCTTGTAGGTAGCCATATTAGCCTCCGCGACCAGAAGAACGCTGATTCATGACCTTGGCCATGTTGCGTCCATACTTGAGCATGTCGGCGTTGGTCTTACCACCGGCCTTCATTTTGGTCAGGGGTTTGCCGGGGTGCATGGCTTTTTCGTGCTTATGCACGGCCTTAGCAGCGGTCTTTTTATCCTGTGCCAAATCTTTCTTGTCCATTTTCGACTCCTTATGTCGTTGCAATAGTGACTGTACCAATTTCCACGGCTAAAGCCAAGTAGTTTGGCGTTAATCCGTCATCATCCAAGCTCGCACCACCCACAGGGTTCCATCCCCATTGAATGTCTCGACTGCCTTCGCCTTGGTAACCCTGAGCAAGAATGTCGGTGCTGTTGCTGTTGATGATCTGAAGTCCGGTTGTACCAGATGTAATGTAGCTGCGATCAGGACGTGGGTTGCGCAAACCTTGTGGATCGTCAACGGGATACATACCCAGTTGAAGTTGAGGTTGGTCGGGGTCCCAGCACTCTGGACAAACCAAGAGCTCATAGTTCTTGGTCTTGATGATCTCGCGCTTGAGCTGCTTCAGTTTGAAGCGCCCATCACAACGATCACACTGCGCAATCGCCCATTTGCCAGAAGCAAACCGGTTAGCCATTAGACCATTCTCCCCCGAGTTTTACCGCGTGCTGCAATACCGTCGGCACGGCGAGAAGCGGTCATGCCGCCCTTGGCTTTTTTGTCAAACTGCTTGATCGAAGGATCATTTCGCAGCTCTTCTTTGACTTCTTCGGGCACTTTAGCTGCTTTGTCCAGAGCTCTTTGCTCCAAAGGACTAGGAACTTTGAACTGTTGTGCGTGGGGTGTCTTATCTGCCATTACATAGCCCCACCAATGTATTGCTGACGTGGCACGAAGCGAATCGCTGCCTTCTCATGGTCTTCATAAGCTGCCAACTCCCAAGCCTCGTCGTATTGCTGCTTGAGCATCATTAAGCGCTCGGCGCCCTCGGGAATCTTGCCTGCGATGTAGTACGCCAAACCAGCGGCCATGCAGGGGATAAATCGGAAAGGCACGTCCATCACGTTCACACCACCGCCCGCATCTTGGGTGCGGCGTAGACGCCAGTAAACGAACTGATATGACTGCGCGCCATCAGGTGTGGGCCACACAGTCACGGCTGGCAGGCTCTGCACAGACACAGGGGCTGCGGATGAGTGGGAGGCGGCAGTTGTGCCGTTCTGTCCACGGAAGCAAGAAATCAGGTCATTGCCGCTGATTGAGGTGTAGTTGATGGTCTCGCTACCAATCTTCACGAAGCCCGCTGCTGGCATACCCAGAGTCGATGTCAACGAGATAGTTGAGTCTGTAGCCGAAATGCCAGACGCAAGAGTCGTGATTGCCGCTGCCGTTTGACCATCAAGGCGCTGTACCCAAACCTGAATCGGACGAGCTTGCTGAAGTTTGTTTGGGAGAGTCGCATAGGTCGAAACGCTGATGCGGGTAATTGTCAGGTCAGCTTGGTTGGACTGCTGCCCCGCCTGTGTGCGGATGACATGCTCCAACAAGTCAACGGTATCGTTGGGAAGTGCATAGGTGCTCTGCCCCTGAACAAGATCAATCTGACCCTGCTCGATAGTCCACATGTTTACGCCACGGTTAGCCCAGTCAGCGAACATGATGTTGAGGCTACGACGCGCTGTACGCAGGTCATAACCAGAGCGCAGCTCACGACCGGCGCGCTCAAACGCTTCCTCGACCAGCTCGGCTAGGTCAAGGTTAAATGATGCGGTACCGGATGTGATTGCCATGATTACTTCATTTTCTTCAAGGTTTCAGCCAAGCGTGCACGCTGGCCCAGCTTACCGGGCTTCTTTGCAGCGGCAGCCAACTTCTTGGCGGGGATGGGCTTATCACCCTTGACGCCTAGTTCTTTACGCAGGGCGCCGGGCTTTTTGATTGCTTTTTGAATCCATTTTTCGGCCATTATCTGAACCTCGCTGTTTTCTTTGCTACGGTCTTAGGTTGGGCTACGAACTGCTTCCCGGCTTTTTTGCCAGCGCGTTTTGCACGCGTTGTCGCAGCGTACTCAGCAGGGCTGAGGCTTTTGATCGCAGCTTCTGGAAGGTATCTTTCACCTGTTTTGCTAGACGGTTTTCCACTTTTGGTCCTCCATTTCTGGTCGCCCCAATTTTTAAGCGATTGTTGCGGCGCTTTCATGTCAGTCTCGGTAGCCACCACCAGCAGCTTTGTACTTCTTGGCCACCAATTGTGCCTTACGCGCAGACCATTGGCCAGCTTTTGTACCATGCGTAGCCGCGGCTTTCACTTGGGCAACGATCTTTTTGCGCAGGCTTGGCTTGGTGTAATTACCAGCTTCGTTCACACTGCCGCCCTCGGCGTAGTAGTCAACGTCGTTCGGGTCATCCTTGCGGTGGATGACCTTCTTCTCAGGCATCTTAGAGGGGCGGATTGCGCCCATCCCGCGGCTCGCCATCATCAGTACATCTTCCCACGAGTCTTGCCACGGCAAGCGCAGCCATCAGCACGGCTGGAGGCAGTACCGCCCTTGGCCTTGCGCTCAACAATACCCTCGCCAAGCTGCTCGGGCATGTCTTTCTTGGAAGCTTTTGGCTTGCGTGGAGCCATTTCTGGGTCCATGGGGGGCTGCCCCATCTCAGCCGTATAGACTTTGTCTTTAGCCATGGTTGGCTCCTTAGTAAATCTTTGCTTTGCGGGCGCCACGAGCAGCGCCCCAGCCTTTGACCGAACCGCCTTTTTTGTAGCCACCCAAAGACACAGCTGCGTCGGCTTCCTTTTGACGGGCCAATTTAGCTTTATGGGCAGCTACAGCACGCTCGCCTTCAGCTCGTGCTAACGCCATATCGCGGGCATTTTCCAAGTCGAATCTCTTCTTGGCTTCTGCACCGGCTTCGGGACTCATACGAGTCATGGACATGCCAGCGTTAGGAGCTGGACGAGGACGGGGTGTAGCGCGGGGTGCTACTTTTCCAATAGCTACGGGGCCTTCACGAACACTATCGCGACCGTAGTTAGGCGCCTCTTCATCCAACGAGCCAGAACCCGCTTCGATGAAATCACCGTCAGAAGGAGCGGCGGCTGCGAGGGTAGAAGGCGCTGGGCCACCACCCTCTTTGTCGCGAGACGCCATATACGCCAAGCCTGCTAATGTGGCAAGGCCAGCTAAGTCTTTTCTACGTGCCATGGTGGCCTCCTTTAGTTAGCTCAGCACTTGGCCTTGCCGCCCTTTTTCATACCCAGTGGCTTGCTGCCGGTCATTTTGACTTGGGTGCCTTTGGTCTTGCCTTTGGTGGCCACGCCGTCACGGCTAGGAGCCGCAGTTTTGACAGTGCCCATTTTGGCTTTAGTGATACCGTTACCAGATGATTTAGCCATGACTTGGCCTCCTTTTGAAAAAAGTTCAGATTTGCCCTGAAGGGTTTTGGGCTTGTTTACCTTCTGTAGATCGGCGCGGGATTGGGTACCTTTGCCAAACTTCAGACCTTTGCTAGCTTCGCTATATTCCTTGGCCACCTTTTGGGGCACACCCGCTTGCTTCGCAAAGTCTGGGTTGTGCGCTGCGGCGTCCATAAAACGCTTTTGTTTATCACTTACCGCTGGCATGCTTGTTCTCCATAAGGCGATCCAGTTTTTCATCCAAGCGATCAAGCCGGTCCAAGACGCGGTTGATGTCGGCGTGAACTTCTGTTTTTGTGACGTACTCTTTCGCGATCTCTTCGCGGGTACGGTTGAGGAGGATTGTGACTCGGCTGAGCTCATCTGATTTTTCCTTCAACACCCAGCTTAAAAGACCCAAGCCAGTCGTCAGTATGATGTTCCAAATATTTTCCATCTTAACAATTCCATGCTCGCAGGCTTTTGTTAATCCGGCTGTTTGGGTCTTTCGCGGTCTTCGCGGAAGTCAATTTCTTCTTCATCCCAGTCATTCTGGCGCAGAAAGAGTCGCGACGGCTTCCGCCCTCCGGTTGTGGAGGCTTCAAACCGGGCTTTCCGGGGTTGGCTTTGTTGTAAGAGGCGCGCCCCTTCGCGTTCAAGCCGCCCTTCTCGGATTTGCCTTCTTTTCTCTGCCATGCTGGTGACTTAGCCATTTACAACTTTCAGCACCGGAGTGCAGTGTTGCTCCAACAGCGGCTTCAACACATCTGCCTCGAAGTCACGAGTGAACTTCTCGGAGCCAACATGGGGAAGGCTGATAGAGGGGTCAAGAAAAACTGTGAAACCATCAGCGGCTGCACGGTCGCAGAACAAATAGTCTTCGCCATAGTACTCGCCGTTAACGATGCCAAGATCGAAAATGGCGTGCTCAGTGCGGTTGGTCACATTATTGTTGTACGCCCACTCAGGATGCTTCGCAATCATGGTCTCAAGCACGTGGCGCTGGATCATCATGAACCCAGTACCGATACGACTGATACGCAGTAGGCCGTTGGCATCAAACTCCAGAGCGCCCTTGTCGTCCAAGTAATAGTCCAAGAAGAACTTACGATCTGAACCACGGCGAGGGTAGATGCCAGCGGTGATGTCTTTATCTAGGCTCAACGCAAACAAACGCAGGATAGCGTCAGCGCTGACAACCACGTCGGCGTCGATGAACAACATAGAGTCCGCATCGGACTCCAAGAAATCGGCAACCAAACCGTTGCGGGCCTTCGTGATAAGTGAGCACCCAGAGATATGGGTGAGAAAGAGCTTAACCCCCAAGTTCCCCGCCTTGACGGCGAGGTTGGCCAACGCAAACGCTGAATCAATATTCAGCTTGCTGTCGTAAGCTGGCACGCAAACCATGAGTTTGCGGCCCGCTAGGCTAATGCTCTTCTCGGTATCAGCCATAAAACACGGTCACAGACGAAACATCAGTCACGTCTACATACACGCTGGTGTTGAAACGAATACCTTCGCCGGGAAGCAAAGCGTTAAACATTTCAGCCACAGCCGGTGTGTTCAGGGTAACACGAGTAGTACCAGAGGCACCACCGTCCTTCAAAACCACAGACCCCGCAGTGGAGGTTGTGGTCAACAGGATGCCTTTGATACGTGCGGGGCCCGCAACCAACGTACCGTCAGTTGTTCGGGTCGCACTAAGTACGTCGGTTTGCATGGTCATGAAAGACCTCCTAATTAGGCGTCAGCGAAGGGAGTAGCGACAGAGCCAGAACCCAACAACACGCCGGTCACCATGTACTTGTTGGCTGCCAACACAGTCACAGTGATGGTCGAACCAGCGATACCACCGGTGGTAGTGCCGTCCAAGTTGATGACGTCGTTGCTAGCAGCAGGAGCATAGCCAGTGGTAGCGCCAGAGCTGTCGGTGTCAACCATCAACAAAGAACCCACGAACTTGTCGGTGCCGTTGGTTTTGATAGCCAGAGCAGAAGCAGTAGTCTCAACCACAAAAGTGTAGCTAGTACCAACGTTGTTGATCGTGCCGGGAGGAGTACCGGGACCGTTAGCTGGAGAATCAGCAGTGGTGTTGATCGCAGGGAGAGTGATGATGAGCGTAGCGTCGTTGGTGCGGATGGTGCGACCAGCGTAGTTAGCAACGTCCAAAGTCACGGTGTTGGTACCGTTAGCCAAGTTAACGACTGTGTTGGGACCTTGGTTGTAGAAACCGCCCAAAGAACGAACTGGGCCTTGGAATGTAGTGCGTGCCATGTTTTTTCCTTACATGCAAGTGAGGTGCATCTGTCTGCATGTCGTCTAGCCGGGACTAGTCAGATACACCGGGGACCCCGGGGATGTGTTGAATATACACGAAATTAGAAAAAAGAAAAGCCCCCGAAGGAGCTTTTCTTAGTTGGCTTAGGAGCCTGAAGAACCCCACATACCGAGGGGATCAGACCAACCGAAGCTGTAACGCTCGCGAGCCTT